GGGAATGCAATATCTTCAGCTGGCAACTTGTTAAACTCTTCACGAAACTTTGTAATATATGTATGAAGATTTGATTGGTTGCCTTCAAGAATAACTGTCAATGAATCTTTCAACTTGTCACGAATGACTGCAGGTGTCGATGACTTCACCATCTCAAGACCCATGACTTTCATCTTAGGTTTGGCATACTGAACACCCTCAGAGTTATGCACGTTAAGCACATAGCGTTTCTTGGCAGTCCAGATTGCTTTATCAGCCAACACCTCTCGCTTCATTTGCATCTTCTGTGAGTATGCATTCATGTAGTCAGCAAGTTCCTGATAACCTTTATCGATGAATGGTTGAAAGATGTCTTCACAGATCTTGTCCATGTAACGAATCTTCTGCTCATCGGTTTTACCTTCGCAGGTTTTTTCTACAAGATGCTCAAGTGTAAGATAGATTGAATCTGTGTCGATCGCAATGATATAATCTTTGTCATCAGTCTTAAGTGTTCGATTCAAAAATGCATTCAACTTGTTCGCCATCCAACGAATCGACAACTGACCAGAAGTAGTAATACCCTCAGCCATACGCAGGTCGAAGTAGCGGAAGTATTGATTACCCATCGCACCATAAGCAGAGTTCAATGCAATCTTCATTGCCATCTGCAGATTGTTTAGACGAGAGATCTCTTTTAGTAGATGAGACTTTGACTTGTCATTCTGATACTCCTGCTCTACCTTCAACATTTGCTTCTTGAATTTGCTGCGGTCGGTATACATCTTTTCCATCAACTCAGGCATGAACCCTTTGATGTCACGACGATAGCACCAGCCATTGGCAGTCAGTGATAGATCCCTACGTTTAGCATAGTCAGTATCTACCTGTTGGTTAAGTAACTTCTCAACTGTGCAGGGAATCTTTTCTTCTGTCAATGTTTCAGGACTGATGTTATACTGCATGATCAGGTGAGGATACAGACTGTTCAAGTCAAAGGAAGCAACCCACTTATGCAAACCAATGAGTGGATCTTTAACATACGCACCTTCAAACTGTGCGTCTTTACCAGAGCCAGATTTTGCAGGGATGGCAATCTTCTTTTTACGCAGGTGATTATAGATGATAGCATCCCACATACGAACCTGACTGAATACATCTTCGTAGTTGATCTTTGCATTATATGCCATGGTCAAACAAAGTTCGATCAAACGCATCTTATCTTCAAGTCGATCAACAAGTTCTGTATCATGAATGTTGTAGTCAACAAACTTCTGCCAGTGATTGTTATAGAAATCTTTGAAGTTATCTTCTGGGTTTACCTTCTTCGCATCACCAAGTTCTTCACCAGCAATGTAGTCAAGACGATAAGACTCTTGCTTTGTGTAGGTAAACTTCTTATACAACTCAAGATAGTCTAGGTGTGCGATACCATGAATGTCATAGTGTATTTCTTCGTTACCTTTGATGAAGGTCTTACGCTCATTGATATATCCCCATGGTGAAAGTTTCTTTGAGAACAATTCACCAAGTTCCCTATCGATACGTTTGACAAGATAGGGAATATCAAAAAACTCAGTGTTCCATCCTGTGATTACATCAGGATAGTTCTGTTGCCAGAAGATGATAAACTCTTTAAGAAGATGCAACTCATTGTTACACTGAATATACTTTACATCGCTACGTTTGTTTTCGTAGGGACGTGAGCCAAAGGTAACGATCTGTTTAGACTGACTGTCTTTGATTGTGATAAGAAGCACTTCTTCGTTTGCTGCTTTGATATCAGGAAACCCATCTTCAGTTGCAGTCTCGATGTCAATCGAGAACACACGAATGTTTTCCATATCAAATCGAATGTCACTTTCATAAGTGTCACTGATGTATTGACACACATAGTTTGTGTTACCGTAGATATCAAACCCATCTACATTCTCATATCGCTTTACAAACTCACGTGTTTCTTTGACAGTTCCTGGCTTGATCTCATCTATGACTGTACCTTCCAAGGTACGCCATGCGGAGTCTTTCTTGGAAGGCACATAAAGAGTTGGAAAGAAATCAATCTTACGATTGAATGCTCTCCCATTATCGTAACCCCTGACAAACATCTTGTCGCCAAAGGGAAACACATTGGTATAAAATTGCATTATCTAGTTTTCTCCGCTAATTCCTTATATCCTTTTCCAGTTGGATGAACACCATCAGCACTCATGTGCTTCATTGGTCTCTCGAGAATTATGTCACCATATTCTTTAGCAATGACTTCAATTGCTTCCTGCGGAATTGGTTTTCGTTCTTTACCTGGACTAATCCAGAATACACGATCTGCCTTTACTGAGGCACGCATCTTTCTTAGTTCCTGTTCAGTCTTAACACCTTTGTGATCGTTGGCACCCAAACTAATGATTAGTGTTTTAACAGGTTTATCAACTACATAGTGTAGATAGTCTTTGTTCCATTGCCAACTATTCCAACCACCTTTAGCATAACTAACACACTCAGGTCGAGCCATAGATGTTCCTACTGCTATACTATCTCCTATAATCATACAGTCAAGCATGTTGTCTCCCGTAAAGTAGCATCATAGCATCCAAAGCACAGTCATGGACAGGATGATGGTTGATAACTGCTGCTCGCTCAAACAATGGATGATCTACTTCACAATATCCATTGTTTGAACCAGTCAAAATATCAACAGCTGTTCTCACATCTCTCCACATATTATAGTCTGTAATTCGTTGCATGGAAAGTTTTAAACACAAATGGTCTATCACCATTTGATCCATAGAACCTCTTGCCCACATTGTTTGTTTGTGAGCATTCGGAAACTTGTTCATATAATTATGCATTATTTTTATTGCATCTTCTGCAACAATATCAGTTGAGTTTGGATCAAAGGAAACACTACGCACATACTCATGTTGATTTTTCCACCACTCAAGTGTATCTATATCAACAGTCCTCTTCAATCTCTCAATCTGATCCTTTGCTTTTAACTTCACAAAGCATGCATTGTCAAGTAGATCCTGATATGTTGGACGTTTCTCTGGGTCAAAGTGAATCAATGCTGCAGATAAAACAACAGCATTAGATTCAACACCAAGAGTTTCTACGTCAAAGATAAACATTATACACTCACTTTAGAATTACGATACGTTCCCAATCCATTACCTTCTCCCTCTTTGGTGAAGAATGTTTTGATCTTGTGTTCAGAAGACCAATCTTTGGCATAATCATTTTCTTCATCACAAGTATTCAA